GAAGGAAATGATCGTAAACATTGAAGCAATGGGCAAAGTGCGTACAGCTTGGATCGCAAAACTTAATGATGGAACGTACGAACTTCTTTTCGCTGAAAACGGGGCGAAGATGTCAGACGCTAGAACGCCAGGACAAGCATATGAAGACGGAAACATGAACACGCTAACAGCAACAGGAAAAGAGAAAAACAAAGCACCGAAATTAAATTCGGCTTTAATTGCAACTTTGATAGTGCCAGCGGTTTAAGTTAAATAATAATCTAGAAAGGGGTGGTGAATTATTGCTACCCCTTTTTTTTAAATGATTAAGATGGAATTAAAAAAAAACGTAATCGGTTCGAAGGTTTTTGTAAAGGGTTTCGGATTCAATAAAGTTACTGAAGCAAACAAGCAATTTTTTTTCAATAAAGGATTTAAAGAACTTTTCGAAGATGATGTTAAAGATACAGAAAGCACAGTTGAACCAGTTAGCGGTGACACTAAACGAACTAAAAAACGCGGAAAATCCGAATAATTGGCTTTTTCGTTTTGTCTACGATCAAGGAGGTAATCAATACGAATATCTTTTTTATTTAACTGACATCGCAACAAGCGAACAACAAAAGAGATACAATCTTTTTAATTTGACCGATCCAGCGGACGTTGATTTTGAAAAGGTTGGTGATTATCACTACTACATTTATCAAATGCCTAATGGGGGGTCGATAAATTACGCAGAAGGTTTACTTTGTGAACAAGGCAAGGCATTAATAAAAGGAACAGCGACAGTAATTCCAGCATTTAACCCGAATACGAATTCGAAAGCACATGGATAATAAAGAAGTAAAAACAGTTAAACGCTTTGGGGGTGCGTACTCATTTAGAGAAGCGAAAATTCCACAACCAACGGAAGTTTTAGAGAAATCGAAAGGCTTGATTAAATGGGGTGTAGATAATTTATACCCTCAATTCCTTTTTAAACTGTACTACGAAGAACCAACGCACGGAGGTATAATCAATTCGAAAGTTACCTTTATTACTTCAGGCGGTTTAACTTGTGAAGGTTGCACACCTGAAGAATTCAAAGCAATTGAAAATAACGGTTTAAACTCTTACTCTTTAGCTGATATTATACCAATCGTTGCGCGTGATAATGAAGTGACAGACGCTTTTGTCTATTTCTTTAAAAGATCGGTTGACGGTTTTTGGTACTTAGTACCGATGGACGTTGAACTGATCCGTAAAGATGAAAACGATTCGAATCTATTTCATTATAGTGAAGATTGGAGCGCGGGAAAACAAGGAGATTCAACAGCATATAGAGAAATTAAAGGAATAAACGCAATTGACGAGCAAACAATGGAATGTATTCTTTACGTTTCAAGTCGTGCAAAGCAATACAATGTTGCACAACCTGGAAAACGAGCAACATTAACACAAAATTACTATCCAACTCCTATCTATTCGGGTGCGATTTCTTCAATAATGGCCAACGAAGAAATGAATTTCTTTCATTATTCGGAGGTTGTGAACGGATTTAAGGGCGGAACATTGATTTCTTTTAATAATGGCGAGCCAGATTCAGAAACCGAAGAGAATAAAATTATTAAGAAAGTAAAAGGAGAATCAAGCAACCGAGAAACACAGGGAGGAATTGCGGTGACGTGGTCAGATGGTGTCGAAAGAGCGCCAACAGTAGTACAATTAAACGGTAACAATCTTGATTCACGTTATCTATTGACACAAGAGAGCCTTCGCGATTCTATTTTAGTTGCTCATTCTGTAATTACTCCAGCATTATTCGGAATAAAAACAGCAGGCCAACTCGGAAACACACAAGAACTTTTAACAGGTTATCTAGTATTCAAGGATAGTTACGTTAGAAGGAGACAAAGCCAATTATCAGAGTCTTTAACATACGCGCTAAAAACATTAAACGGATTCACAGGTAAAATAGAATTTGCTGATTACATACCAGATTATTTAGGAGGTATCAAAGAAGAAGCTGAACCGCAACAGATGAAGGCGAGCGATGAAGATATTCAAAAAGAAGTATTAACACGACTTGAACTAGCTGGAAAACCTCGAGCTGATTTTGAGATATTACAATCAAGAGGTTTACAAGTATTCGAAGAAGTCGAAGCGAATGAAACTGAATACATTGATCAGTTCATGAAAGAACGATTCGCGGATGGTGTAACGGCCACACAAGCTAGGATTTTAAATATGGTTGATAGTGGCGAAAGTTACCAAGCAATCAAACAGGCGACAGATTTGAGCGCGGTTGATCTTACAAAAGAAATCCTTCGATTAAAAACAAAACAATTAATTGATCCAAAGGAATGGAAACTTTCTGACGCTGGAAAAAAAGCGATTGAAGTTGAGGTTAAATTCGAGGTTGTTTATACATATGAAAAACGACCTGAAGTTAGCGGAACGTCTATACTTCCAGGTAAAAGAACGCGTGACTTTTGTGCAACATTAATTGGAATGAATCGCGTTTACACACGTGACGAAATCAATTCTATTTCAAGCGGTGTAGGTCGCAACGTTTGGCTATTCCGTGGTGGTTGGTATCACGACCCGAAGAAAGAAATCAATCAGCCTTCGTGTCGTCACTATTGGAAACAAAACATAATTTCAAAATAAAAAAAATATGAGTTACAAGATTTACAAAATAGAGAATTACATATTCATTGAAAACAATGAAAACAATAGTTTAGATGATTACCCAGCTAAAGATATTCGAATAGATCGACCAACTGTTGCGTCAGATAATTATAGAATATTTCATAAGGGTGAATCGTTATCAATTTTTGGTACGGATGGATATATTAATATTTCAGAGATTCAAGACGAGACAGGAACGCCATATTCTAAAGCAAGTTTCGAAATATTCTATCTTGTTGAAACGGGTTTTAATCCAGCGTCGGGAGGTAGCGACGCGGGGTTTATGGATTACAATGATACAACGGGAGATGTTATCTTAATATCTAATACATGGACTGATATACCCAACAATGGAGCTGGAGCATTTACAAATAAAACTTATAAACCTGAAGGAGTTACTGAATTTATAGACGTTTCAACGGGTTATATTAATGTAAATGATACAGAATTAGGCGAGACTATATTAATAAGGAATGATTATAAAGTGAACCCAAATACAAACAATGCCCTGTTAGAATTTAGATATGAATTAGGAACGGGCGGAGGTATTTATACTCTTGAAAAAATAGTTGGTAGGTTGGATTCAGGAAGCGGTCAATATTATAGATTTAGTTTAGAGCCTGATTTAATTTATATGGGTGATAACAACACAAAAGACAACCATATTAAGTTACAATTAAGACTTTCAACAAACGGAATATTAACAAACGCGGGAAGCGCAATAACACTAGTTAAAAGATGAGTATAAAAATATACAAAGATGATGGAGCAAATTCGATATTTATTGAAGATGCAAACGGGGCGCAATTCTTAAACAGTTTACAAGCTAGTGTTCCTGTTGATAAGGTTAATATAACTGATTTAGCAAGACAGATAGAAATAGCTTCGAATCAATTGCATACTGATTTTGTAGACGAAAATGACGCGCCCTATACTGGAACGGCTATTGATGTGTGCAACCAATTAAACGCTATTTTCCAAAGTTCGGGAACACCTACGGGAGAAGTGCCAGAAATTACAAGCGGGTTAACGATTAACAGCGTTGAAGGTTCTACTATTAACTACGAATTGACTGCTAGTTTTGGCGTTGGTTACGAATGGGATTTATCAAGCGTTTCGGGGTTGGCAACAGTCGAAGGTAATACTAGAAAATTGATAGGAGGTTCTAGCTTAGCCCCTGGAACTTATAATATACCAGTTAAAGCTATTAATTATAACGGTGAAGACTCGAAAACAATAGTATTAACAGTAGCAAACCCACCATTTTCAAATACAAAATGTGTTAATTTTTCGCAAAATGACTATTTAGACGCGTTAATAATTCCAACATCTTTAAGTCGACCAAGTAACGGGTCGGGGGTTTCTGACGAGTGGTCTATTAGTACATATTTCAAGCCAGGGACTCACACAGGGGGAGCTAAACAAACTATATTTTATTATGGTGATTCTGATTCGCAAAACGGTGGTCATATTTGGTTGTATTACAAAGGAAACGATAAAAAGATTTATTTTGAATATGGAAGCCAAAATAATAATCTTAAATTTTCAAGTCCAACAAATACATTATCCGTAGGTAATTGGAAACATATTTTTGTTAGTTACAATGGAGGAACAACAGGTTCTTCTAGTGGATCTATAAACGACTACTATTCTAGGTTTAAATTCTTTGTTGATGGTGTTCAATTAACTATGTCAACATCAAATAGTAATTTCGGTTATACTAATAGTGTTGATGGAGACGTAATAAGGATGGGCAGAAAAGGCTACAATAATGATTGGTTAAAGAATAATTGTAGATTGGATGAATTTGCATTATTTAATCATGACGCATCTTTAAATATATCAGATATTTATAATAGTGGTGTTCCTTTTGATTTGTCAACTTTGTCTCTTCCACCTTCAAATTGGTGGCGTATGGGGGACGGTGATACATACCCAACTTTATTAGATTCAATTTCTAGTTCTAATTTTACAATGTACAGCATGACGGCATCTGATATAGTTAATGACGTACCATAAATAAAATAATATGACAAACGCAAATTTAATAACAACAGCAGGAGTAAAAGAACTCGGATTAATTCAAGCTAACGTTCGCGATTCGATTCTTGAAGTTGTAATTCGTAGAGCACAAGACTTTATGGTACGCCCTATTCTTGGAACAAGTTTTTTCGAAAGACTAAAAGAAGGAATTGTAGCAGGTGATTTAAATTCTGACGAGATCGCCTTGCTAAATAATTATATTGCTCCATTTATAACGGCTTGTTGTGACGGTAAAGCAATCAACGCGCTTACATTAGAACTTAGAGCAGAAACGGCAGGAAAAGCAAAAGACGAACATATTGAACCACTTAACGCGGTTGATAGTGCAAGGCTATTTGACGACATTGACGAATCAATAAACGGTTACAAAGATATTTTAATAGGTTTCTTAAAAGATAATTGTGATTTATTTCCAACTTACAAGGAGTATATTTGTAGCTTTGAGAATATTAAACCTGAACAGCCTTCAACTAGAACGCGCGTTCGATTTGCTTGATAAATGAAAACAACGATAAATCAATTAGTCCAGGAGTTGAAAGCAATTTCAACGGCACATCTTCAGGTGAACGATTTCTTTTGGGGTGACTTTGGAAAGGCTTCAAGTAGAAACGATTTAGAGTACCCTTTGATGTGTTGTTACTATCCGAACGGCTCGATGTTAAACAATATGACACCGATCAATTTAATTATTGTTGTAGCGGATAAGATCGACAAAGCCAATAACGACTCGAATGACAACCCAGCACAAGGAAATTTAACAGAAGTTGAAAGCGATACTCTTCAAGTTATACGTGATGTTTACAACGTTATTAATAAATCAAGACGTTGGCAGAAACTTGTTAGAGTAAACAGTGCAACGATAGACAAATTCATTGAAAAAGGCAAGGACGAAACAGCAGGACATTATATAAATATTTCTTTATTTATTAAAGATAGTTCTTCTATTTGCAATTTGCCAATTGACGGTTACGACTTCGAGCAAACAACAGAAGCAGAAACGGTTGATATTTATATAGACGGTTTATTAGTTACTACCGTTGATTGTGGCGGTTCTTATAATTACATAACAGAATAAAACATTAAAATATCAATAATTAGTATAAATATAATTAAATTAGCAAATATGGAAGAAGTTCAAGTAGTATCAGAAGGTGTTGAATACGTTTATGAGTTCGACAATTACCCAACACAAGAACAGATTGATTCAGCAATGGACACAATCGGAGGTAGACCAAAACGACCATGATAAAAGCCTTTAGAATTTACGTTATATTAACTATTATCGGTTTTTTATTTCGTTTAAGTTGGGATTTAAACCATTCTTTTGAATGGTTGGAAAATGGAGATTTTTTATTTGGCGTTGGTTTTGGCCTTATTTTTATAGCTGGAGCGATATATATTGACAGCACAAAAAAAAGAGGTATCGCAAAAGTTTTTACTAGATTCGCTTTGTTCACAGCTATATCAAATCTTTGTGATGAAGTTTTATTTGATCCATTTGTCGTGTCGTGGCAGGAGTGGTTGACTTCCTTAATTGTGTTAATCGGTGTTATAATTTACGATAAAAGGAAAAACAATGAATCTAGCGGAAGAGATAGGGTTTAAACTCGGTATATTTTTAGCGGGTTGCGCTGGTGCGGTTGCATCTTTTTTAAACCCCCAAGAATTGAAATGGTATGAACGCGCATTGACCATCTTTGTTGGTGGTCTATCAGCTATGTACATTACACCTTTTACTGTTAGCGTGGTTGATTTAATCCATAATGTAAACCCTAGCGCACAGTTATTTTTAGGGTTTTTAATTGGTTACTCTGGATTAAAAAGTATTGAATTAGCAATAGTTCAAGTAAAGAAACGACTTAAAAAGAAATAAACATGAAAAGGCCAACGATTGAAAAAGTACATGAAGTAATGAAAGGTTTGAATATGGTTGTATTCAATAAGGCTTTCGATGTTACTTTATTTGCAATAAGAACAAAAGATAACAAATCGAATAAATTCAATGATTGGTTGGGTGCGTCGATGTTCACAAAGTCAGGCGGTATTATTAGCGTAATTGTAGAGGCGACAACAGACGCGGGTTTGTTCTATCGTGAAAATCCAATGACACCGAAAGGAACTTGTATAATTGCTCATTCAAAACAATACCGTGGAGCGTTTACATACATGGAGAAAGGAGGACACCGAGGTCAAGAAGCATTCAGACAAACGGGCGGTTTAGATTACTTCCTAGATAACAATAAAGACGAGTACCTGGATTTCGTTAATCTCATAGAAAACCAAATTTATAATACGAATTTTCACGACATGGGTACGGTAGGAAACAACGTAAATAACTGGTCGGCTGGTTGCGGTGGATCAACAAACGAAAACATGGATTTGCTTTATGATATGGCAAAAATTCAAATTGCACACGGACACGGTAACAAGTTTAGTTTGGCAATGCTTCACGAAAAAGACTTTTAATCACAAAATTTTATTAAATTAGCACTTCTATTCTCATAGTAGATTTTTAATTGTTTGATTGATAAGCGCGGATTTTCATAGGTTCGCGCTTTTTCGTGGCCTTAATTCTTATTTAGAATCAATATAAACAACAAGATAAATCAATATTCTTTATTACAATTGTCGTAAGTGTTAAAAGTATGTGTATATTTGTAGGGTAGCAACGAAGCTATAACAAAAACTGACAAGATGAAATTTACACAAGAAGATACAAGAAGAGTTAACGAAGGAATCAAAGAAACTCAAATGTTAATCGACAGAGAGGAAAGTTTTTCTTTTGATTTGAGAAAACATAACAAGGTTGAAACTTTAAAAAATCATTTAGCTTATTTAAATAACGTTCTAATTAATGAAGAATTTTAATCTATACAAATTAGGGCGTTACGGTTGGTTTCACGTAACGTCTTTTAGATTCGATAATCTTAAACAGGCTATTGAATTTTACAAAAAGGATTTCAATATTACAATAGGTAATAAAGTTAGTAACTATAAAGTAACAGGATTATGAAAACGAGACAGCAGGTTAATGAACAATTAGAGAAATTGCAAAAAGAGTATGAGGTTTTAGAAGATACAATCGCAGACTTTTTGACTGAATTAGAACGTAATAATATATGTATTCCAATACATTTGCACCCGTTATGGAATGAATTAACTGAATTAACTGAGTAAAACAAAATTCCATAGTTCCGTCAGTTCTACGGAATACACCGCCACCCCTCGAAAGCTGGG